ACCCATACCAAATACAATGTTATATTCACCAGTTGATCCACCGTTAAAGTAAAAAGGATCACCGCAAGGTATTATACATGATTCGCAAGGAACCGCAGCTAATAAAATACCATTTGATATTTCACGAACAAAACCTCCAAAGGCATAAAATCCGTCAGGGGATGGGCTTGAAAGAGCAGCATCACTAAAAAATGCAGTAGCTGAAAAGAAAGAAGTTCCACTCCAGTATACTTGTAGTTGATTATTACACGACATATTTATATATATTTTTTATTTTATTTAATTTAATTAAGGACAAACTCCTGTATTTATTACTTCACCATTAACGCCTATTTGAACCCAATTTTTAGGACCAATTGTAGGGCCAGGGCCCGCTGTTACAATATAAAAACCAGTTGCTAAATAACTGCCAGCATCACAACCATCTCCTCCGAAAACAACGTTCCCTAATTGAGGTGTAGATCCTGTACCATTAAATCCTAATAGACCAAGATTACCTGGAGTATTACTATCTGTAGTACATACTTGTGATACATTTTGTGTTACAGGACCAAAGTAAGCTTGCTCACATGGAACAATACATTCACAACATGCCTCAACAGCACTATTAGGACAGTAGCATACAAATAAATTGTTTTCAAGAACAAATTCCCAAACTAAATATAAGTATTGATTACCAAGTGGTTGATTAAATGCTAACTCAGTTCCTTGGAATACTCCAGGACTTGGATTAGTATATGTACCACCATTAACTACAGTAGCTGTTGCTAATAAATTAGCAATATCTCCAGGACTATTATTATATAAAGTATTAGAAGATAATAGTTTAAGCTTATGAATTAATGGATCAAAATTAAAATTATCAGGAAGTATTCTCTGAGTTCTAAGTGTTATGTCTGAAACAGTAGAAGGATAATTACCCTGTCCCCTTATTCCTGTACTTACTGAATATTCAGAAGCCTGTGGTACAACTAATACTGCAGGAGAAAATCCTGTAAAATTACTGATGTATGAACCGTCTGTCCATCTATAATTAGTATGTATAGTTTCAGTAGCATAATTAGCTGAGTTAACTACTACCTGTATAAGTGTTAGAGGAATTTCAGGCGCACACTCTAATGTAATTTCGTAAGTAGCTGGTGCATTAACTACTGTAATTTCTACTGCAGCAATATTAGGAGTTGCTGTATTTTTCAAAAAACTAAAAGGTGTAGTTGAAGCAGTAGTTAAAGTTCCTGAAGTAAAAGTAGTATTATTCCAAACAACATTAATAATAATACTTCCTGAAGTTATAATATAAGGTATATTAATGACACCTGTACCCGTTCCTAAATCAACATCATATAAAAGAGTTGTACTAATTCCTAATTGACTAATAGTTGTGTTACAAGGAAGTTTTTGTTTTGGTCTTGGTACTGATTCATTGTTGATAGTTAACACATACTCATTCATATAAGGATCATAAGCCCCTAATTTTTGACTTGTTAAAGTTTCAGTAAATCTATCTCTAAAAAATGAGTTCATACCAAAGCGAGAAACAAGTTGTAATTGATCATTAGTTCGATCTGAACCTCTTAAATTAAGTACAGTACCTCTTTTAGCATCTGTAAAAAATATTTCACTTCCCCAAACAGCAAAACTTTCAGGATTAAAACTAATACCAAATTCTTCTATCCTCGCTACCTGTGTACCTAATACTTCTTTTACTGATGCAATTGCCCCACCACCTGTAGAGTCTGTAATAACATTTTTACCTGTTAATACATAAGATATTCTGTCTTCTTGTAAAACTAATATATCTGTCTCTCTGGAATGTAATATTTGTATAGGTCCAAAGGAAGTTTCTAAGTCTTTATAATTCACTAATCCTAAGTTAAATTCATTTAAATTATTAGAATTATTAGAATCACTATAAACGCCACTATATGTTAATCCAGCAAACCGATCTGCCTCTTTAAAGTCTTGATTAGAAACGGCTAAAACTCTTTCTCCTAAATTAAAACTTTTACCTACAGGACTATCTTGAATTCTAAAACTTTCTACACCATTCCCAAAAGTAAAACAGTTTATAAAATCTAAATCTGTAATCAAAGGAACACCTAAAGCAAAATCTTGATCTTGACCTCCATCATCTAAACTATATCCAGGACTTGGTACTAAAGAAAAAGTTCTTTCAGATTGATGATTTCGATTTACATCAATTTCTAATAAATCAGAAGCATCATAAAACAAGTTTGGATCTGCATCTTGAGGTACTGTTTCCCATACTAATAACGATCCCCCTCTTGTTACTTCAATAAGAGTAGAACAATGACCATTATAATATTCTGTCCATTCCCAACATCTGGGTATGCCACAAGAATTAACAAAATACATTGCTCCTGATGGCTCTTCACTTACTGAACACACAGCTTTAAAAGCATCATTCACACATCCCGAACTAAAACTAATTGTTAAGGAAGGAAGAAATGGACTTGTTAAAAGTGTAGTTGTACCTAAAGTATTCCTAAACTCAATTTCAGTTTCAAAACATTCATCTGCATTAGTACAATTCATTTGACTTAATAAGTCATCACCTACTGCCCATGTATAAAAATTTGGGTAGTCAGTTGTAGAAACAAAACTTTTATCATATCGTAATCTTTTACTATCACATTTTCCACCACCACCACCTCTCCAATTACTAATTTTTATTCTAATAGTTGATCCAGCAGGTATATCATAAGGAACTGGAGGGGTTACCGATTCATCTTCATTTAAAGAATAATTAGAAATACATCCAGATGAATATCTATCAGATCCCTTACTATCTTCTGCGTCTTTACTTTTATTTCCTCTATAATAACTTTTCTTTTGAGATTCAATAGTCCAGCCAGATGGTTTAAGTAACATATATAATCCAGCTAAAGATTTATTCGTAATACCTTTTGATCCAAAGCCTTCAACTGCTAATACTGTAGTTTTTTCTTCGTCTTGAATTGGACCTGCAGTATCAACTTTTACTATAAGCTCATCACCTACTTTTATTAAATTTTGGTTGTTACCATTTAATTGAAACCATACTAAACTTGGATCGTTTTCATTACTATAACCTGCTTCATTTTTACCAGTACCATCTTGAGCATAAAATATATTAGAGAATACAGTAAAATAAGTTCCTTCACTTGGTTTAACTACAAACTTATAATGAGTAGCCCAATAAGGAGGTTTATTTTCAAGTGTTACTTTTATTTTGTTTTTATATACTGAAGTCTTAGGATCAAAAAATGTTGTATTATTATCACTTGTTAATACAGTAGATGCTCTACCTTGATTATCCAAATATACAACCCCTGTTTCATAATCTCTGTTAGAATGTAAACTACCTTGATCTGCATCCAGAATATATCCAGCACTACATCCATATAAAACAAACTCATAAAATAAGAAGTTACTTAGGCCACCAGCATCATAATATTGAGTAGCAGGGATAGCAAGACTAAATCCATCTGGAGTAGTTGCATCAGAAGTGTATTCAAATCCTTGAGGAGAACAAAGGGCAGTTCCCGCTCCACCTGGGAACAGTTGATATGAACGACCTGAAACCTCTAATAATGAAACAGCATCTTGAAGTACAGCAGGAGCAATAGGTGTTATATTAGCTATTGTTAATGTAGTAGCGGTAACCGCTGAAATTGTTGCTATAAACCCTGTTATATTATCTTTAACTATATCACCAGCTAAAACGCCAAGGGGTGGATATTGAGTGGTATCAGTAAAATCTACACCACTCTCATCTGTTAAAAGCCCTGCTGTACAAGGTCCTAAAGCAACAGTTAATGGAGGTACTTGTGGACCACAATAAGTTATTCCACTTCCAAAAGCAGTAGAAGTACAAGGAGCAGGAAAAGATGTTGTAGGAAAAACACAGGTATCTCCAGTAAATCTACCACCATTTACTAATTCAAAACCTGTTGATGGTTCTATTGCTAATGCTTCTGAATAAAATTTATCTGTTAATGTTGTCCCTTGATCAGAGTTATTACAAGGATAAAGATTTTGAGCCAATGTTCCTTGATTTTGAGCTAATGAGCCACCAATTCTATTTTTAAATTCTGTTGATGCACACATAGCAGCCACATTAGGAAATCCACCAATTGTAGCAACAGTATATGTCATACTTATAGTAAACGGAGATTCTTGAGTATATCCACTTGAAGTTACAGTTTGAGAAGACATTTCAAATCTAAAGTTAAATACTACGCCTTCTGGAATACCAGTTGGTAAATCAACATCTACTTTTGATAAATCCCATGTAATTACAGAGTCAACTCCTGGATCCCCTGGCCCTATAGTATAAGCTAAAGTAGAAAGAAAAGGATTAGGAACAGTATCATCACCTAATGTTACACCTGAAATCTCTTCTGAAAATGGTTGAGTATTATAAGTTATTTTTATTTCATTTCCATCTGGAGCATCTTTAATATCATACCCATCTATGTAGTTACCATAAACTAATCTATTTCCTTGAATAGTTTGAGCTTTAGCAATTCTTGGAACATTATCATATAATCTTAATAATTCATCTGATCCTAACGTAGTATATATTTCACTATTGTCAAATAAAATAGTCTTAAAATCATTATTAGCCCATCCCTCGTTTACTTTGTTATATCTTTTAATTACATATATAACATTACTTGTGGTCTGTTTGTAAAGTAAATCTACTTCTACTACTTGTTTTGGTCCTGTAGAAAAAGTAACATTACAAGCATTAAATCTGTTAAACATACCAGCATTTAAATAGGTTTGAATACTAAATTCAAATGTCAAAGGTTGAAATGCGGGAACTGAAAATAAAGATATAGCACTATATCCACCATCTTCATATCTATACCTATAAGCAAAAGATAAAAATCTTGTCTTTATATAATTTTCTTGTCCTCCAACTACTATTTCATCAGGCAATAAAACATTATTTGCTGTAGGTGGTTCAATATTAATTAATTGTACAGAAGGAGTTGCTAAAGGACGAATCCCTGGTGTACCTACACCATATTCCTCATAGCCAGGTGGCTTTACAATTACACTAATATCCTCTTCAACTAACTGATCTAAACCTGAAGGAAGTGGAAGTAAATATCCTGGTGGTGATTTTTGTACGTTTATAACTCTTGGAGGATTTAAATCATCAGTAAAAAATAAAAGATCTTCTATTTTACTAACACCTGTAATTAAAAATTCTTTATCAAAATTTAAAACTTGAGTACTAATAACATGATACACTAACGTAGATGTTTGTGTATTGTAAGAAACTATTAAATCAACTTTACCTGTAACAATAGAAAGTGAATTATCAGGATCAGTTATAAACCAGTAAAGAGTTTCATTAACCCCATCTTCATAACAACCAATCGTTCTTGCTGATGGACTTATGTTTTCTCCTAAAAACTGAACTGCTGTAAGAGCAGTGTTACCTTTAGAATTTTCTACAGCTCCTATTTCAGTAGCTTCAGTAGATCCTAAACGTACATTAAGAGCGTCTATATATTCACCTGGTGGAACTAAACGTTCATCCACGCTTTTATTCATCTTACCACCTATGAAATTAGTTGATGATTTAGCCATATTATTTTATCAATTTATTCTGACCTCTCATATTCATTAAAAGTCTTCCTGGATGTATATTACTTAATCTTATTTTAGCATTTCTTAATAAAGAAGATTTATCTTTTCTTGCTCTATTAATAATATATTCTTGCGCTCCATGTTTACTGTTTAAAATAGCATATTTAATATATGCATAAATAAAGTCTTCAAACATTTTATTTACACTTACACTTGAGTCATCACCATTTTCCATTCCATCAGAAACATATTCTAATACCACATACTTACCTGCCATTACTGATGTAAAATTAATTACACCTCCCTTTTTATTAATACTAAAAGTAGGGTTTATGTTTGCTGTTTCTGTATTTAAACCAAATCTTCCTTGTACATTATAATCAAAAGCCCAGTTACCATCACAACAATAACCCATTTGACCATTATAAGGACCACTTCCTAAATACATATTTTTTTGTTGACCAGCTAATCTTGCAATATCAAAGACAGAATTATGAGGTTTTAAAACATTACCATCTACATCAAATAATATTTTACAGTCATGGTCTTGCAAGTAAGCTCCGCTCCAATTTGTTTGAATATTTTCAGTTAAAGGAAATAACATTCCATCTCTCATTTCTGAAACTCTTACCCAGTTAACATAATCTTGTGGTAATATAAATCTTAATTGATCACACACCCTTAACTCTAATATTTTTATTTCTTTCATTGCATCATAGTTCAATTCTTGAACTCCTCTTTTTGCATGAAATAATACTTGATAACGATTAATGTTATTAATTAATTCATTATTACCTTGATACATTAACATAAAATTATTTACAATATTTTCTAATGTAACATATTGATAAGAACCCCAATTCGCATCTTCAGGTACTATTCCTCCATTTTCGTAGTATTGATAATCTGTAATATATGCCATAGTTAACTTGTTTCTTGTGTATCGTTATTTTCTTCAGTTGATCCAAAATTATAAACATCAGCCTCTCTAATTTCTATTCCTACATACTGACAAATCTTTGCAATCAAAGTAGGTTCGTCAGAATCTGGTAATTCAAATTCTTGAAAGTCAGCTTGATTAGGATCAAATTGTGGTTCTCCTAATAATAAATTTTGAAAAGTCCATCTTGGAGAAAGTGGATATCTTATATATTGTGCTTGTATATCTCCTACATTTAAAACAGTAGATGGATATACTGTAATTATATTTCCGTCCAGTACATACGCTGGATATGTTTTATTTGGAGCTGTTAACATGGAATTAGTTAAAAGAAATATTTTATTTTGATTTACTCTTTCTACTTCTCTAATATTAGTATTAGAATATATAGCATAACTATTTCCTACTGCTAAAAATATATCAGAACTTAAAGTAATTGTATTAGTACTTACTACCCCAGTTATATATGCTTGTTGTAGCGTACTTGTATTTACTACTATTGCACCTATTTTTGGCGTTGGTGCTGAAGCTGGTATTGTAGTCCATCCTACAGCTGCAGCATCTATTAATTGATTAGTATTAACACCTGTTGCTGTTCCTGTAAATAAAACAGTAGAATAATAAAATAATTTATTTATTAGATAATAATCATTAGGCAAATTAAATGTATTTGCATTTGCTTGACCTAAAAAAACTTGAGTAGAAAAACCATCCATTACCTCAACTAATCCTTTTGTTATATTAGCATATCCTGTTCCAGAAGTTCTTCCATTTTCTCTATTGATCCAATTATTATATGAATAAAAGTAGTCCTCAAACATATCCATTTGAGCTTGCTTTGCATAAAGGTTAAAGTCTTGTGGAGATATATATCCGTAGTTATTTTTATTCGCTATTGCTAATACAGTATTTCTTACTTCGTTTATTGATGCCGCCATATTATTTAAACATTTTTACAAAGATAATAAAAAAAAAGAGGCCCACTTTATTTGTAGGCCTCTGTTAATATATATAATATAACTTAAGCTAAAGTCACAGATGTTGCATATAATATTGGAGCTCCCGATCCTGAAGGAGAAGCAATTAAAGGCATTTCATTTACAATATGTTTCCAGTTAGACTCTAATGTGTCAATCATAAGTTCTTCAAAAGCCATTTGCCAACTATAATTAGCTTGTGCTTCTGAGATATTAATAGTTAGAGTGTCAGTAGCTGCAGTTTTAGTTCTATAAGTTAATTCAACAGGTGCAGTTCCAGCGCCTCCAATTATTGGAGATGAATTAAGAACATTTTCTATGTTAACTAATCTACCTCCAAATCCATTTTGAGATATTACGACAGCAGCATCACTACCATTATCATCAAAAATTACACGATCTAATTGTAATGAAATGTCACTGTTTACTTTAGCAACTGTAGCAGTTCTACCAGAAGTAAAATTAACAACAACATCGCCTACTCTAACGTCAGTTTTAAAATTTCCAGAAGCAACTAAAAATTCAAAAGCAGCTGTAGCAGACCATATTTTAAATGTAGCTCCTGAAGCTTCTAAAGTAGCGTTACCGTTTCCAGAAATACTTAAAACAGTATCACTATCTACAGCAGTTACTGTAGACACAGTAAATGTTGCAGTATTTAAAACTACATATCCTACTGCTACCGTAGCATTAAAGCCACCTGTAGCGAAAGTTAATTTACCAGTCGCAGCTCCCGAAGAAGTTCCTGCTATAGCTGGTGTAGCCATGTCCGCTGTTACACTGTAAAGCGGGAGAGGCACATTAATAAACTTTCCCATTATGCTATTACTATTGCAGAAACAGCTTTAGAAGGAATTACTTTGTAAACTACTCTTGTCCAAGAAGTTTGAAGAGCAAATACCATTGCGTCTTGAATTTCTTTTCTAACACTAAATGCTACTTGAGCTGCCGCTGTAATTGTTGCAGTGTTACCGTTAAGGTAAGTAATAACTGTTTCTACATTTGTTGCGGTTGCAGCTGTTACTGACAGGACTTCATTTACGTTCAAAAGAACGTTCCCTGCGCCTGTAACTGGGATTGATAAGAATTTTTCCATTTTATAAAAAGTTTTTAATGGGTTAATAAAGTACAAAGATAAACAAAAAAAAAGCACCCTATTAAGGTGCTCTTTCTGTAGTATATAATAAGAAATTATTTTTTCTTATTCATATTGTTTTTTAATAGCTTATAAGTTTCTACTCCATCATCTGTTTGAAAGTAAGAAGCTACAATATCATTAGGCTCTTCACCATAAGGTACTGTTAACATTTTAGTTTTATTTTTAGATAAGTTAAAGTATACATCTCTGTTTTGATTTCTTAGTTGGATTAATTGACTTCCAAAAAATTGAACAACATCATCATACATTTGTAAAGCAGGATCATTTAATACGTCAATAAACTCTTCAGGATAATTTCTTGAGAAAACCAATATATCTCTTTTAAGTTCTGCTGTACTTAGTTTGTCTGAATTAGCACCAATAAGAACTCTTGCTACTGTTTCAAGCATTGCAATATCTAAGTCTCTTGCTAAAAGTTGAGCGTCTAAAATTAATTCTTCAATTTCTAATTCTTCAGCAGCATCTTTTTTATTATCTATTTCTTCAAAGATCATTCCGTTACCTGGATGATAATGTAAAAATTCTTGAAGAACTTGATTAGCTCTATCTACACTTAAGAATCCATCTTCAAATACAACAGGTTCTAAAATAGCATTTCCATCTTGCTCATCTTCAAATGGGCTTTTTTGATTTCTTGCATAACGAAGAGGTCTGTTTGTTCCTTTCTCTTCATCAAAATAAAGTAATGAGGTTCTTTTATTGTGGTTTGAGGCTAACATGAAGCATAATGGCGCCACGTCTCCTTTTAATCTGTACTGTTTTGTAACAGCGGTTTTTGTTTTTTTCATTGGATATAATTTAATTAAAGTTAAAAAAAGGGGAGGATTTCTCCTCCCCTCATAATTGTTATTTATTAATCTCTAAATAAGAAGAAGTTGTTTGCACCTAAAGTACATACAGCTCTTTCAGATAAGAAATTAACAGTCATTGCATCTAAAGAAGATGTTCTTGCTCCACCAGCTGAACCAGTGATCCAAGTTTTGTAACGTCTATCTTCAGTTTCAGAAGCTCTGTATCTTACATGTAAGAATGGTCTCTTAGCGTTCTTACCTAAGATTTGGTCATATACAGTAGTTGAACCAGCTGGAACCATAAGTCCATTGATTGCTCCTCCTGTTAAACCACCTCTCATTGTAGGATCGTTTAAGTATTTCCAGTCAGACTTGTAGAAGTCATAACCTCTACGGAATCCTGTGAAACCTAAGTTTAAAGCCATTTCTTCGTCATTATCAAATAAACCGTATGAAGTTCCTCCAGCTCCGTAAGAGTTTTGAGCAGCTAACATATCGTCAATATCAAATGAGAATTGTCTGTTACAGAAAATAACATTTTCTTCAATAGCACCTTGCTTATCTAATCTCTGGATAACACTGTCAAATCCTGCAAGAGCAACTGGGTTACCTCCATTCCAAACATTTCCTCTGTTATTAACTACAAAGAAAATTCCTTCAGAACCTTTGTTACCCATACCTCCTGCTGCACCTAAAGCAATTGCTGCTGCACCAGAACCTGCTGCTGCTGGAACCGCTTCAACCATTGCAGTCTCAAGATAGTCTTCAAAACGAAGTCTTGTTTCGTGCTCAGATTTTAAGTACCATAGGTATCCTGTACCTCCGTTTTCTGTTTGAATCTCAACCCATCCAATTTGTGCCATGTCAGAACCGCTTACTTCGTAAGTGTCTTTGATGATGATTGGAGAATTTTGGAAAATAAGGTCTTGAGCTTCTATTGATCCAGCCATACCTAAAGTTCCTTTTTGAAATTCAGAACCGTAAATAAAGATAGTACAATTAGCTGCTGCTAACATAGTTTTTCCTCCTGCCTCATAGTAAGCTACTGTTACTGCTCCATTTGCTGCATTTACTGCAGTTACAATTGCTTTGTTACTTAATACAGATCCTGCAGTCTCATCAGAGATCATAAGAGTCTGTCCAACTCTAATAGCTGAAAATCCATTTGCTGGAGCACTTGATGCTGGAGCAGGTGGGTTTTGTTGTGCTACTGGGATAGTCCATGTGTCAACAGCAACTCCAGGTGCTGCTGCAGATGTTGCTCCTGTGTATTTAGTATGTAACCTTCCTTGTTCAGCCCATTTAATAAGGTCTGAGTTTGAAGGCATTTCAGCGCCTACCATTCTTAAGAATGATGCTACTGTTCTATTACCATAACGCTCAAATTCTTTCTCGTATGTATCTGGAAGATACTGATTAAGAAAATCAAAGTTAGTGATGTAGTTTGTTGCTAAGGCTACTTGCTGGCCACTTGGCTGCAAGTCAAAGCCTGGGGGTGTAATTACTGGCATTTTGTTTCTTTTTTATTAATTTATAATTTTTTTGCACTTCTAATTTTGAGTCCACTTCCACTGCCTGTATCGCTTACAGCTCTAATCTTCAATCCATCTTTACTAAAATTCTGTGGGGTTGGACGCATATCCATATTAATGTTTTTTGATTTTTTAGAAACATTTTCTACAGTTTGTGTCATACCCTGATTATAAAAGAATTCAGCAAATTTGTCAAGATTCATAGCTACTGACATTGCTCTATGATAACCTTTAGCGTCATTCATCAGTCCCGATTCCTTATCCATGAATTTATCCACGAAATTGTTTACGTTAGACTGTTTACTTTTCAGCTCCTCGTTATCACCAGGTTTAAAGACCATACTTTTATCTCCGATATTGAACTCAAAACCTTTGAACTCATCGTTAAAGACCTCATCAGTCTTATCTAAAAAGTAATCATACCTTTTCTTCTGTGCTTCTTTTGCAGTAGTAGATTCCTCTACATAACTTTTATAGCTATTAAAATTCTCAAGTTGATCTGCAGATAATCCATCCCCACTTGACTCAAGAGGAATGTTATATTTATCTTTCTGTTCATTTAAAAACTTTTTAGCCTTTACAAGTTCTCTTTTTTTAGCTAACTGACTTTTCTTAATATCTTTAGGATCATCTAAGTCTTCATCATACGAAAACTTATCCTCAATAATATCTTGAATATCTATTGCATCTAATCCTTCTTCTGTAGATGAATAATACTCAGTTAGTATTTGATCGCCATCCATATCAGTGTAATCTTTTTGTAATCTTACAAAGTCTTGAATACTACGACCAGTTTCTTTTTTGTACTTAAAATACGCTGATACATCTTCAGGTAATTCTTCATTTGATTCTTTCGTTTCAAACAATTGATCTACCGATTCGATATCTTTATCGTATCTATTTTTAATATATGAAAGAACGTCTGCGTCATTTAACTCTGGCGCTGAAGTTTTTTCTGTAGGTATTTCTACCTTATCTATTTTTTCTTCTTCACTTACTGGATCAAACTTCTCTTCATGCTCCTTAAGTAATTGCTCTTCTACTTCTACTTTGGATTTTTCAATCCCACTAACGTCCTTGACGATAAATTTTTCTTGGTTTTCCATTTTATTTAATTTAATTTGTGCAAAGTTAATACTAATTTAATTCTTTTTTTAAGCTATCTTGGATCAAATTCAGATAAATCAAAACCATCTAAGCTATCTTCATTAGACTCAAAATTTATAGGCGTTCCTCCTGTTTTTCTTTGTTGAATCATTTTAGATTGTTGAGTTCCAGCTTGACTTATACGTTCAGCTTTTGCATCTTCTCTTTTATTTTCTCTTACATCAACTTGTTGTTCTTCCATTCCTCTTAACTGCATATTCAT